GAATTGTTACGCCTATTTATATATTGGTGGAAGTGTTAGCACAATTATAGGTGATACTGGTGGAAATAATCAAAAACGTGCGACTGCTACGAGTCAAGGTGTAGCTTCGCATAAAGCTATGGTACATAGTTTTCAAACACTAATTGATACTCCAGCAACCAGTTCTACCACTTATGATGTCCGTTTTGGTCATGGTAATAATGGTACGCAAAATATTTATATAAATCGAGATGCAGATGATGGTAATTATGAATATTATGCACGTTTTGCATCTTCTCTTACAATTATGGAGTTATCAGCATAGTTAAATATTTTTACTTGCAGGTAACTAATTACTTTTCTCGTGTAACTGCCTAGTCATTAAACTCATAGTGACATAAAGAGGGCTGATTGCTACTATAAAAAGCAGAACGACTAGACTCATTAATGAGCAAGCTCGTATTATTGACTCTTTAATCATGTTTCAAAAAATTGCTAATGTTTTGAGTATTGTTTCATTTCTAATGGTAACTTCTGTTGTTGGCGGAGGATACTTTGGTTATAAATATGTAACCTCTGAACAGTTCAAAGCTAAGATAATGAATCAAGTTATGGGTAATGTAAAAGGAATGATGCCAAATGTATTAGAAAAAGGATTACCAAAAACAACAGGACCATCGTTTGCATTGCCAACACTTCCAAAGAAATAATTGGAAATACCAGAGATAAGTATTCCAGAAATACATATACCTGAGATTCACATACCTTATACTTTTTTACCTGACTATGACCACTCAAATGTAGAAGTTATAGGTTGTACTTATTATCATCGAGATACAAAAAATACAGGCAATAGAAATTTATTATTAGATGATCCAAATGGAATGGTAAGTAACTGTCCTTATCCAAGTTTTTATCCTTTAAATTATCAACCAGATCAATTAATTATTGTTGAGGAATCTGCACCAGTAGAACAGGAATCAGAACCTTTACCAGAAGGGAAGCCACCTAAACCAGAGATACCAAAAGATAAAAAAGAAGACGATATTTTTGTAGAGTGTCCAAGTAAAAACGATTTACGAGTAGGAGATTTTCGTAACGAAAAAAAATTAGAACGTGTTATTGGTCACAAAAGAAGCGAAGATGGAACTAGCTGCACTATTTTGTATGAAGACGTACCATTCAAAGATCAGTACCTCCCAGAATTTAGTACTGTTGTCTCTACTGCTGCTATTGCTACTGTGGCTGCGACTACACCAATTATTCTCAACCTTATAAAACCTATAATAAAAAATATTATAAAGAAATTTACTTCTCGGAAGTCAAAGAATGAGAATGAGGAATCACTTGATTAGGTGGTACTGTTACTTTTATCCCTTCACAAATCTCTGCGTATTTCCCAACAAAGGTAACGCCCAGCTTAGCCTGTTCTCCACATAGCTTAAGCCTAAACATGGCAGTCTCTAATTTAGTTTTTTCATATAATAATTCTTGATTTTTTATATTTACTTCTGTTGCTTTGTGACAAAGATATGGTGCTTTTCCTAATGGAATACTTAACTGTGCAGAGATTCCATAGTTCAAGTTATAGTTATCTTTTTCAAATCTAGGTGTTTCTTGAACGTATTTAATAGCACCTGTATCTTCATTGTAAATATTTTGTCTAGTAACGTCTTGTCTTGGTAAGTTGAATGTGCGAGAGTCGGTTACATAGGGAGTGATTGTAAGGCTAGGAGAAGAACAAACAATCCCTTGACTCATTCTGAATTGTGGTGTTGAGCTAGGGGCTATCATGGTGGCATTGTTATTTACTGTTCCTTGGGCAGTCGAATTTGGACTACTAACCGTAGTCGAGGCTATGACTGGCTTTACAGGAATTAGAAATAAAATTATTGCCCAAAGGTAGTTTCTACGGTTGTGGTTGTGGTTGTATTTATAACCCGATCTATTTTTGTTATAGTGTCCAAACCACTTCCAATTACTGACTCCACAAGAGAAAATGGCTGACCTGAGTTTACTATCTTCCATCTAGGCACACCTTCCAACGTAGGACTTGTATATGAAAAGTTAATTCCATTAGCTGTCTGTGTGGCTTCTGCGGTAGGTATCGAATTAATATAGCCATTAACATCCGCACTCTCTATGTTTGTTCCTGACACGCTCAAAGAATATCCTGTTCGATATTGATAACTGGTTATGTTCTCGGTTACTACACTTTGAGAAGTGCTGTGAGTTGAAGAACTTCCTGTACGAAAGGTTGGTACTACTGGGTTTGCAAGGATTTTGGAAGGAAATATTATTAAGAGTAGCAGCCAAAGTTTAGTCAATGGTAATGGTTACTGTTGTTGATCCTATGCAGCTAGAACCAGATCCAAATGCACCGCTACAAGTGTGGACTCCTGATGATAAAGAAGTCATAGCTCCAGATCCAAGAGTACCTCCACTACCTATTGTTGTCTGACCACCAAGGTGGGGTAATGCTGCTATGCCTGATGATGGGGTAACTGCTGATGGTGTTGCATCACCCATAGTCACCGCTTCTGTAAGAGAAAAAGCTGACCCTGATGTTGTTACCGCTTTATCAGTTTGAATCATGGCAGGTACACCTGCGGTTAGGCTACCTATATTTAATCCACCAATAGCACCTGCTGTTGTAGAACCTCCTGATGTCACGCTAGGAGTTATGTTTGTACCTGATATTGAATATGTCGTACCTAATTTATTCGTAACAGAGTACGGCATATCTACCGAGATCTGAGCAGATGTCGTAAATTTTTGCGTAATGTCTGCTAGTGCTACAGAAGGACTAAACAATAGCAGTAACGTTAATAATTTTTTCATTTGACTTTTGCGTTAGTGTCTTTGTTGTCTAATTTAGCAGCGTTAACAGGTTTCTTTTTGTTCACGCTGATACCGTAAGATCCTAAAACCCCACTGGTCAAGCCGGCTAAAAACGCTCCATCATTGCGGATCTTGTCCATGTATCCAAGAGTCATCATTGCAAGCGACCAACAAAGAATCATAAATCGGACAGCATGACCAAAGATTTCTCCCCAATCCGTGCCTTCTTTTTCTTCTTGTTCCTCTGCCATAATTAGGATTTATTAGTCATACTATACATAATTACCTATTTACGCAAATGCCTGAGATATATGGTGCATTAGTGGGAGCAGCAGCTACAGCTTTAGTTATGGTTATATCTAACATGAGTAGTCGTAGAGAACGAGATATCCGAGACATATACTTTAGACTTAACAAGCTATCAGAAGCGGTTAGCAGAATAGAAGGCAAGATACAATAACGTGTGCTATGTTTGGAAAAACAAACAAACTATGTACAAGATACTAAAACCCATTCTTGTAAGGTTCTTAACAACCACTGCGGTAAAGCGGTTAATAATAGATATTTTACGAGAAACAATTTGCAAGCAAACTACAAACACATTGGACGATAAAGCGGTTGACCTGCTCGAACAACAATTGTTTCCTAAATTAAATTGATGATAGATAAATTTCTCAACATTGAAATAGAAGAACCACCTGTAGAGTTGCAGTTATCTGTAGAGATGCGTATTAGAGAAGTTTTAAAAAGCGATGATTACGATGGAGTAAAAAGATATTGCACACATTTAATTAGACATCAAATGAAACAAGATGTTTTTCTTGCTGGAATGTTAGGAAGATTAGTAGAATTAGAAGCAGCACTTGCAAAAAAAGAAATGGCAGAAGATAAAAGAACTATGGACAGAATAAAAAAATTCTTTCATAATTAAAAAAAGGAGTTAATTATGCCAAAAGGTAAAGGAACATACGGAACAAAAAAAGGTAGGCCACCAAAAGAAGTAAGCAGTGGCGGTGGCCTACTAGGCTCTAGTTCTCTACCCAAACTCTAGAGTCTTGCCCCAGAGTGATTACTGGTCTGGTCACTTTGGGGCTACTTTAAAATGGGATATCGTTATCTTGGCCTTTGTATGATGGACTATCGGATCGTGGTGCTTGGTAATTATTATCTACATCAAAGATACTGACCATTATTGATCCAGAATTTTCTTTGCCACTAAAGTCAGGTATCCCTGCAAAATTTATCCATTTATCTACCCCAGATCGGAAG